CACCTGGTCAACGTTCACCGTTACATTGATAGAATTGAGACCTTCGCCGCTTGCAACACGTTCGGCTAACTGCTTTGCTGATTCAGAACGATAGTATGTTTGTGGTGTATATACCATTAACGTTAGCTTATGAATTTAAGAACAGTGTCAGTAGTCATATCATTTAGGTACTCAGGCGTGAAACTACCGTCCCTGTTACTCGCCTTATTGTAAAAACGGATGTACATACTAGGCATGCCGTCGAGGTCACATTCCATAAATACAACTTTCTCGAATCCCGGCAAGTCTGATCTATACAGTAGTTGATTCTGCATAAAAGATTGCCCGGTTTGCTCCCCCGATGGTGTCAGCTGGTACTTTTCAATTATTGATTCTGGCATTTTCATAACTGTAATCCCAAGTTTATAGTTATTGTTTACTTATAGCTTAGCTCTATGTCAGCATACCGCGCCTGACCTACAACTTTACCACACATTTGCTCAGCACCAATTTGAACTTCCGGTGTTTTTATTGTCACGCACATATTCATACCATATTCAGCAAGCGCATCGTGATTGAAATCCGCTGTGACGAATGCGTCTAAAGGAATTATATAGTTCGCAACCCAGCCGCCATTTACTTTTAAGGCATGATCTACTATATATGGAGCTAACGCAAGCAATTGCTCTTTCATTGATCCAGGTAAAGTTGCAGGCATATTTAAGTCATTCATGGGATGTCAATTTTTAGCTCCTCGCCGAATAAGTCAAGACTGATATTTTGCAAAGTATGCACAAAGGCTATTTTCTTACCGACCGCTTGGCTGTGATAGGGGTCTGTTGCAGTTGAATATAGATAAAACCCGTCGTGGTACTGCGCGATGGTCATATGTAAATTACTCCATGTCTGGTAGTCGTCAGGTTCTTTCAGGTCGGCCTTCAACCCGCAACGTTCTAGCCATTCGGGCGACAGCGGGACCGGCCGGTATTTGCGACCATTCCCTATGGCATTAATGAGCATATCTAAATTGACATGAAAATGCCCTGTCCACGGCTCGGCATCTTCAACAATCATCCCTAGCCTGTATTCATTCGCTTTTATCATATTACCCAAGATTTATGATTTACTGTTTTGCCGGCACTCCATTTGTTTTAGCCGGAACCTTCGGCTTCTCATAGTCATTCGCCCCGGCCACACCCAGTTCGTTAAGCATATCGTCAAAGCCGTCACCACCTACCTGGCTCATAGGTATTAAGTTTGTTGGCACCCAATACTCATCCATAAGCGGTTCGCTTTCATCTTTCTCCCAGCCCATAAGATCGCGTTTCTCGTTTAACTTAATCCAATACGCTTCCTTCAGCCATTCGGTGAGAGCTTTCATATCGGCCTGCATTTCGGGCAACTGGCTGTAGTCACACTGAATGATATACTTCCCTTCCAGGGCAAATGCACGCAGTAGCACCCGGTTCAGCTCATCGTCAAGCTCTGTAGATGCCGGTATAATGCGATTGCTTACCCAATTCTTTTGCTGCCATTCTGAGTTCGCCCAGGCTGTATTCGGATCAAAAAGGGTATAAGGCACGCCAAACAAGAAGCACAGCTGCTTCATAGACATTTCCTTGCCCTTCAACAGGTCAAGATCTATTGATGTCTTACCCAGGTCTATGTAGCCCCATTCACCTTGTAGTGCCGCCACAGCTCCCTTCACGTCGTTGTTATTGATCTTTCGGTCGATCACGCCCCGTATTTGACTTTCTTGCGTTGGTGTCGCTTTACTCAGATCCTTATTGAACATAGCCCCCTTAGAGCCATCATTCTGGTACATGCGAATTGATGAGCGGGTCGCGTCGTTATTTTGTTGAAGATCAGGAGCGCCAGGCTTCAGCGCAGGCATACCCCGCAAATGTTCCTTCGTTGATGCATCAAATAAAAGATTCGTGTCCTTCCAATGAATCACTTCACTTTTCTTAAATGGTATTTTAGTTCCGCCAGCGTCGAGCAGGTAGCCTGTTACTCCGAATATGTTCTCAGGATCAGGTACAACTTCCATCCTGTATGACGGCAACGGGTACATCTCCAAAACCGGCATCGTGGCAATCTTTGCATCGTCTAAACCTTCTGTTTCTCCCCGGTTTAGCCATATAAACGCCTCCCCGTTTGCCTTAAAGTAACTACGAACTGTTTTAAAGAATGCCGCCTGCCCTTGGTATGGGTTGGGGCGGTTAAGCAGCTTGTCAAGCGTTTGTTTAATCGACTCACTCGTCATCGCCTCTGCCTTCATCAGGGCCTTATACTGCAGTGGTACCTTCCTGCGCTTTTCTTCCAGCTTTTTTGCATCGGCTACATAACGAGGAATAGACGCAAATTTTTCAGCATCGGCCTTGATGATAGAGTAAACAGCAGAGTTGGCGTTATATCCTTCAGTTATCGCTTTCTCAGCGTTTATATCAGGCATTACCTCTCTTGTACCCACATTCCATACCCGCCACCATTTCGATCGGTTGAATAACGATGTGAACCAGGTAATAGTTCTTTGCAAAGTGCTTTCCTTTTTTATAATGCGTTCAGATTGTGCCATGCTTAAATGTTGGGTTTGGTTCGAAGGTCCATTTGAATGAATTTGTTACAACTCCTATATCCCATCCTTTTATTATCCTACCAATTGGCACTCCCTTGTATGCTATCAACTCCTGATTGGGATAGTCGGGATGCAAAGCTAGTGTTATATCCCTTGCATCTTCAATAGTGGGCTCACGCTGGATTATTTGTCGTATAACCTCTTTATAAAATTCGTCTTCCTTTGCTGCCATCTGAAGACATAAGGAATCCTGGAATGACATTAAATCTTTAATATTTATTTTGTCAATTTTTGGAATACTCATACAATAGGTGTTACATAAAGGTAAAATATTATCACATTGCCACCCAGGATAATTGGGGTGTATGCAAATGCGTGAATGTTCCGTACCTCCCCGCATCGAGTGCGTGGTCGTTAAATTTAACTGGCTCATCCAACACTTTTCCATCTCGGTCAACTTTCCATTTATACGACCGGATCTCTTTTAGCAGGTTGGTCGAACGTTTAGTTATATACAGCGGCATACTCTTAACCTTCCTTATCCCCTCCGTAACATCTTTATCTGCCGCTATTGCATTATATCCGGCCCGGCACAACTCTTCAATCGTCTTGGGCTCTGCAGCATCACAATAGACATTTCCTGTCTTTGACATATCCACGATCTTATACCATTCTATAAGGTCACCAGTGGTTAACTTAGGCTCGTAGATCAGCTCATCCCAATAAACCGCTCCATCAAAGAACTCTATTCTTAGTAAGGCCGAAGGAACATTATATCCAAAGTCCTGGCCATATATGATTTCACCCCGCATGGGCAGTTCATCGCACATCTTCCAATGAGTGTATATGGTTTCCGAGCTTGTCCCTCGCAACCCTAACCCGAACACCTTCCATAGATTCTCATCAGCATCCTTCAGGCCTTCAATTTCCGCAATTTGTTCTTTAGTAAGGTTGGCAAGGTTATTTAAATATGTGCTAACAATTAGTTTATTGCCGGCCTTGTCGGCTACATCATACACCCAGCTGTATTCATCAGCCGGGTTGAAGTCCATGAAAATAACCTCTCTTGTTCGAAGAAATAATTGCAGGGCAGTATCTTTTCTAAGCAGGTTCGCTTCATTCAAATAAAGAATATCGCGGCCAGGACCCCTTACCCTTTGGCTGTCATCGGCGCCGAAAAACTCAATATAACTTCCTGTGGATGGGAATGTATAGATCTGGTCTGTACGGTTGAAGTCATTCTCATTGAATAGCATCTGTTGTTCCAGGTTATGCAATACATCTTTTCTGGCACCCTTCTTTAAGTGTGGGAGTGATGGGCTTACGATGCTGATCTCCTTTTTACCATATGGCTTCCCGGTGATCTGATTAATGCCCCCACTGGCAATATCTATCATCAGTTGAGAAAGAGAAAACGTTTTGCTTGACCTGGTGCTTCCTTGGTTTGCAATTGCACGGTAAATCCCCTTGTCGTAAGCTCGTTTATTAGCCCAAAACACCGGGGTTGTACTTGTTTCAATCAGCATCGGGTAACGGTTGGTTGCCCTCCTGTTGTTTGTATAGTACTGTGACGCCTTCGGGGGTACGGAGGTCAACTTCTTGTTTATCGCGCCACTTGTCCTTCTGTCGGTTCTTCAGCCAATTAAGGGCGGCGCCACCATCTGGTGGAACTTCTTTTGTGACTACTTTCCTTTTGTATGCTTCCTTTTTTGTCGCCTCAATATCACCCTCGTCATCAACTTTCATGCCTTCAGACTCGCCTATTTTCTCATACGTAACCTCATCGTACTTATAGCCTGTTGCTCTTTTGTGAAACGAATGGGCAACTTCCGCGTCGGCCCATATCTTGCCTCTCTTGACTGACTCGCAAAATTCAGGATAATCTAATTTCCAACGGTTTACAGTAGCTTCATCAATATCGAAGAAATCCGCTATCTCTTTATCGGTCGCGCCGAGCTTGCACAGCTTCTCAACCTGCACGCAATATTCTGGCTTATATTCAGTTGGGCGTCCTGCCATACCCAAAGTTACTCAATATTCGTTTGTTCTTTACTGGTATTTACACCATCTAGCTTCAATTTTACTACTAATGCCATGGTGTTTTTGCAATTGTGCTTCGCACGCAGCCCTTCTAGGCGCCGTTCAATGGTAAACTTTTTGCTGTTTGTAATTACGCATATCTCCGGGATAGTATTCCCGGCCGCTAACAAATCAATCAGTCTTTCAGTTGGTACTTTTGGTTGTCGCATTGATTATAGTTTTAGTTATTTTACACCTCCAACCCCACCCAATGTGTCACCGTCTTCTTACTCATCTGCCGGCCGGACTTGGTGAACCAGGCGGATGGCGCTGTCGTTTACTTATGCTCATACAATCATTTTTACCACCCTATAAACCACGAAACAAAGGAGGGTTAGGTGTTTCATGGGTTTTCCTTCTTCCAAGCGTTGTATTCGGCTAGTTTTAAATGACCATAAAAATTACATTTAGGGTCATTGTGATAAACCGCC